TCGACTTGGACTTCCTCAACAATTTGTACGAGGCATAATACATGACCGGCTACACCTTCAACCAGCTCTTCGACTTCACGCGGACCACATCCGGTACGTTCGTCGGCAGCAACGGAATCCTCCAGACGACGCCGGCCAGCGTCAACCTGCTGACGTTCACGCAGGAGTTTGATAACGGGGCTTGGAGCAAGAATAATGCCAGCATTACCGCAAACGCCGCCATTGCACCGGACGGCACCGCTACCGCTGATAAACTAATAGAGGCGGCTACCACTTCGGTACATAACGCTGGTCAAAGCATCACCACTGCCGCCGTCCCCTACACGTTTTCGTGCTATATAAAGGCGGCAGAGCGAACTTTTGCGCTGCTGTACCACACCCAGACGAACGCGGCGGTGTCGATCAACCTTACTACTGGCGCGACTGGAACACCTACCGGGATCTCCACTCCGACGGCATCAAGCGTCGTTGCGCTGGGTAATGGTTGGTATCGTTTGAGCATGACCGTTACGGCCACTGCCGCCAGCAACTTCTTCGGCATCTACCCCATGACGTCGTTGACCGGCAGCATCTCCTACGCAGGCGACGGCACGTCCGGCATCTTCGTCTGGGGCGCGCAGCTGGAACTCGGCAGCACAGCAACCACATACGCACGCAACAACGGCGGCCTATTCCCGCCCCGCTTTGATTACGACCCCGTGACGTTCGCACCGCGTGGGATTCTGATTGAGGAGCAGCGGGTGAATTTGGCAACCTACAGCAACACGTTTTCGGACGCATCGTGGACGGCGATCAGCGTAAAAGACCTTATCGCCAACAGCACGGTATCGCCCGATGGTGGGGTTAATGCCTCGACACTTACTGACAGCAGTGCAGTAGCCTTTCAGGGCATGGGCAAAACGGCGACCGTGGCTAACGATAACGCCACATACACCGCGTCAATTTATGTCCGCAAAACGACTGGCGGCACGTCAGCTACATTTGGCGTTAACCTTCAACTAACCGGCGGCACGATTGTTACTGCGCAGCCGCGCCTCAACACCGACACAGGCACGCTGATTAACGGCACCGGTACGGTGCAAAATGCTGGCGCTTACTGGCGGCTAACAACCACCGTCACCAACAATACAACAGGCAATACGACACTCGCTCTAGCGGTGTATTCGGCAACCGCCGCTTACAACTCCGGCACAGACAGCGCGGCTGCCACTGGCTCGGCCATCATCTACGGCGCTCAACTCGAAGCCGGTGCCTTCGCCACAAGCTACATCCCGACAGTGGCCAGCCAAGTGACACGCACGGCAGACGTTTGCACGATAAGCGCGCCGATGTTTGCGCCTTGGTATAATCAGCCGGCTGGGACGTTTGTTGCTCAGTTTGACTATTCCGGTGGAACTTCAGCCGATAATCCATCAGGTCGGTTTGTAACCGCAGCAAGCAACGCTACGCCTAATAACTTGCACGCAATTTACAACCGCACCAGCGTCGCTCAGTCTGGCTTAACCTCGGATGGAGGGGTTACGCAGGCAGCCCCCGGCGCAGGCACTTCACTTGGCGCAAATGCTGTCGCCAGCGCCGCTTACGCCTATAGCCAAAATGACTTTGCTTTTTCTTACGGAGGCAGTGCGGCTGCAACCGATGCATCCGGCACCGTCCCTGTCAATCTAACTATTCTTGGTATAGGCGGCTCAGGCTACGCAACACCTGCATTTATCAACGGCCACATCCGTCGCATCACCTATTACCCATTCCGTGCATCTAACAACCAACTACAGGCGCTCTCAACATGACCGACTACTGCTTGAAAAATTCCGACGAAGCCGAATTCAACCAGCTCATGCTGGACACCGGCCTGTGCGTGGAAGTCACTGAGGGCGAGGAAACTACCATCGTTCCTGCGTCCTATGAGGTTCTCATCGACCGCATCGGACCGATCACGATAACTGACTATACCGTCGATCCGCCAGTCGAGACTGTATACCCGGAATACTACACGAATCTGCGGCTGCTGTTCCCGCCGTCTGAGGATCAGGCTGCGGCGCTGGCCACTTACGCCATCGATCCTTCCCAGCCACATTATCGCACTTGGGCATGACCGACAGTCGGCTTGAAGACGGTTTCCATCTCATGCTATAGGATTCCCCATGACGACGAGCGGCACATACGATTTTGGATCATCCGAACAGATCGATATTATTACCGAGGCGTTCGAGCGCGTCGGTCGCAATCCCTCGTCACTGTCGTCCCAAGACGTTGAGAGCGCCCGCCGGTCGATCAATTACCTCTTCTCGGACTGGTCAAATGACGGCCCGAATCTATGGGAAGTCGATCTCGTCACCCTGCCATTGCTTGCCGGCGTGCAGAGCTACACGCTCGACGTTCAGACCGTATCGATCCTTCAGGTATATACTCGCATCACAACTGGCGGCACGAACAACGACATCCTGATTCAGCCGATCAGCCGCAGCGAATACGCAGCGATCCCGAATAAGGCTCAGGAAGGTGAGCGCCCGTTTCAGTATTACTTTCAGCGGACATCCATCCCCACCCTGTTTCTGTGGCAGGTTCCGAGGGACAACAGTGTGACGCTGCGTTACTACCGCATGAAGATCCAGCAGGATGCCGGCGCGATGACGAATTCGCTCGATGCTCCGAACCGCTGGATGGAAGCCATTGCAGCTGGCCTTGCCGCGAAGTTGGCCACGAAGTTCGCCCCTGACCGCCTTCAGTACCTCCGGGGAGAGGCCGACGCCTCGTATGTCCGGGCCAAGGCTGAAGACCGCGAGAAGGTTCCGTTGCGTCTCACGATTGATCCGTGGAGTTACTGATGCAATATGCTTTTGGACGCGGCAAGAAAAATAGGGACCACCCCACTTTCGACAGGAAGTCTCCGCACGGCCTTGCGATCTGCGATGGCTGCGGCTTCATGGTCCAGCACCTTGAGCTTCGTGAGAAGAAAGACTATCGCGGCGGCACTGTCCCTGTCGGCCTGAGCCTGCGCGTCTGCGCCTCATGCGACGATGTGCCCCAGCCATATTATAGCCGCCTATTGCTGCGGCCAGACCCAATCCCGCTGATGAATCCGCGTCCTGACACGCAGGATGCAGTGACGAATGCGCAGACCGCTGCGGCTGATATTGAATCAGATCTTCTCAACATCTTATACGGATTGGCATAATGGCAAACGTCAAAATCACAGCTCTGCCCTCGGTCGCAGCACCTCCATTGAGCGGCACGGAGCTTCTCGAAATCGTGCAGTCGGGCGTCAGCAATAAGGTAACCTCCAGCAAACTTGCCGCCGCATTTTCGACAGACCCGGCCAACATACTGCCGGTCGCCAATGGCGGCACAGGCAGAGCCACCCTCACCGGCTACGTCAAAGGCGCTGGTACGACCGGATTCACGGCAGCGGCGACTATCCCGGTTGCCGACATCACGGGGACTGCGACCGTTGCTCAGGGCGGAACAGGCGCTGCGACGCTTACGGGCTACGTCAAGGGCAATGGCACGTCCGCAATGACCGCCGCTGCGACGGTCCCATTCAATGACATGAGTGGCCGGGCATGGATCGAAGCCTTAAGCACCTTGGACCAGACGGGCAGCACGTCCACCGCCACTGCGGTGACGATGAACACCGGCACCACCGGAGTCGGCATCAACGTCAACGCCAGCAGCCAGATTACGTTTACGGATGCCGGCACATATATGTTGGCCCCGTCGTTCCAGTTCGTAAACTCTGCCTCGACCGATTACACGGTGACGGTATGGTTTAGGAAGAACGGGGTTAACATCGCGAACTCAGCTACTGTTACCTCGGTCCCGAAAGTGGCGGACGGGGGCGCTGCCGTTCTTAGCGTGACGTTCTTTGAAACGGTGACGGCAGGCCAGTACATTGAGATCATGTGGCTGGTTCAGAACGTCGCAGTGACAATTGAACACACGGCGGCTGGGGCCGTAGCGCCGGCCATCCCGTCCGTAATCGTCCCCGCGATGCGGATCGCGTAATGATCGAGCAGCTCATCAGCCGCGTATTCTACGCCCGCAATCTCGCACACTTCGCTCACTGGCGTGCCAAGGGCGATGGCAGCTTTGCCAAGCATATGGCGCTGGGCAGCTTTTACGATGGCGTCATCGATGCAATCGATCCGCTGGTCGAGGCTTATCAAGGTGCATATGATCTGATCGGAGCCATCCCGGCTCCCGGCGAAATGGAAAAGGATGCGCTGAAGTGCCTTGAGGCCGACGCCGAATGGATCGAAAAGAATCACGAGAAGATCTGCAAGGGCAACCGCGCAGTCGGCAATCTGGTCGACGGCGTGACGGAGGTGTATCTTTCGACGATCTATAAGCTGCGGAATCTGAAATAATGGATATAAGCGCAGACATCATAATCACTGTGCTGGCCTCCATCGGTGGCTTCATCACCGTCTGGGTGAACCTCAATAGCCGCCTGACATTGCTTGAGGCGCGACTCGACTTTGGTGGCGAGAAGTTTAACGCCATCGATAAAAAGTTCGATGAGGTGATGACGCACCTACGTCGCATCGAGGACAAGCTGGACAACAAGGTGGACCGGGCGTGAAGCGGCTTTTGCTGCCTCTTGCGGCCCTGTCCGTAATGGGTTGCCAAGATCGCTACCGTTATTACTGCCAAGACCCAGACAACTGGGAGGCGGAAGAATGTCAGAAACCCAAGTGCGCAGCGTCTGGCTACTGCACCGAGTATCTGATCACGACTGAAGAGACTACAGATGAAACCCCTCAGTGAATGGACGCCGGAGGAACTCTTGAGATTTATCGTGGGCGTGGTTCTCTCGGTCACGCTCATGTTCATCGTGGCGACGGTGCTGTATTCGCTGATTTTCGTGTCGCAGCCGATGGATGGGCAGGCACCTAATGACGCAGAGTTTTTTAAGCTGATCAACCCGATTGCGACTTTCATCGTGGGTGCATTGGCTGGATTGATGGCGGGGCAGGGCGGCAGGTTCGCTAAGCCCCCGGCAAAAGACGATGAAGGAGAAAATGATGAACTTCCTTAAGGGCTTTGAGAGCAAGCAGGACGGCGTCAATGACACCGTCGAGTTCGTTGTCCGCATTGCGATTGTCACATTATCTGCGGTTATCCTCGTGGTGGTGCTGGCGCTCGTTGTGGGCCTGTTCGTTCCCAATGATGTCATCGACAGCGCGGCTATCCTCGAAGTGGTCAACCCTGCATTCCAGACCATCATCGGCGCATTCGTCGGCCTTCTGGGTGGCCTGAGCCTCAACGCCAATGCGCGCGACACCAAGCCGGAAGAGCCGCTTGAGCTGGATACGCCCGCCCCTGAGCCAGCTAAGCCGTACGACGACCCGCAGGGAACCGTCTTTATCGACACGCCCGAAGAGGACGATGATGACGAGATGGAACCGTGGGAGAAATATCGGAACGATCTGCGGTATGACGCAAACGGTGACGGCGTGGTCGACGAAAGTGACTTTCCTGATTGGCGGAGTGCTGGCAAATGAGCCTTGTAAACCTACAGAAAAAGATCGGAGTAACGGCGGATGGCGCGTTCGGCCCGGGAACATTTAAGGCAGCTGCGGCTTTCTATAAACTATCACCTGATCGGGCTGCGCATTTCTTTGCTCAAACGGCGCATGAAAGCGGCGGCTTCAAGGCGTTCAGCGAGAACCTGAACTACAGCGCGAAGGGCCTGCGCGGCATCTTCCGCAAGTATTTCCCGACAGACGCTCTGGCCAACGCCTACGCCCGCCAGCCGATGAAAATCGCGAACCGTGTCTATGCCAGCCGCATGGGCAACGGCCCGGAGAGCAGCGGAGACGGATGGAAGTATCGCGGTCGCGGCCCGCTCCAGCTTACCGGCAAGGACAACTATCGTGCGTTCGGCAGATACATCGGACGTGAGCAGGAGATTCTGGACAATCCAGACCTCGTGGCCAATGAACTGGGCTTTGAGAGCGCACTGTGGTTTTTTGACCACAACAAGCTCTGGTCAATCTGCGATCAGGGCGTTGGCGACGCGGCCATCCTTGCCCTCACCAAGCGGATCAACGGTGGCACGCACGGCCTCGACGACCGCAAGCTAAAGACCAAGAAGTACGCCGCTTGGCTGTAGGAGAAGTAGCATGAACCTGAAGAAGCTCATCAAGAGGGAGGCCGAGAAGGTGGTCCTCAAAAAAGCTGCGGGAAAGATCCTGCCGCTGGACGGCGAAGCCCCCAAGAAGTTTGGCACAAAGAGCAAGGCTGCAACGGCTCTTGTTGTTGTCGCTGGCATTGCAACTGCACTCGCTGAATATCTGTAGATCAAAGTTGTGAAGCCTGAGGAAATGCTATAGGATTGAGACTATGCCGACCGCAATGACGTATAACAGTTTGCTCAACGACCTCAGGGCCTACCTTGAGCGTGGGGCTACGTTGGCGACCGATCCTACCGTATATGAGCAGCTCCCGCAGCTTATCAATATGGCCGAGCGCAGGCTGGCTCGTGAACTTAAGGTGCAGGGCACGATCAATGTCGTGAACTCCACGTTCGTCATCGGCGATTCCGTTTACGCCAAGCCGGATCGGTGGCGCGAAACCGTCAGTATGTTCGTTGGCACAGGCGTCGGAAACGACACGCGGGTGGAAATCTTTCCCCGGTCGTATGAATATCTCCGCCTTTACAATCCGAACCCAACCGTCACTGGCACGCCTCGCTTCTACGCGGATTACGATTATAACCACTGGTTGATCACGCCGACGCCGAGCGCGGCATCGCCGTATGAGGTTCTTTATTACGAGCTTCCGCCGCTTCTGGATGACACCACCCAGACCAACTGGTTCACCGAGTTTGCGCCGAACATATTGCTGTATGCCTCGCTCCTTGAGGCAACGCCGTTCCTGAAGAACGATGAGCGTATCCCGGTCTGGGAAAGTTTCTATAACCGCGCTCTCGCGGCCCTCAACGGCGAGGATATGCGTCAGATTGTGGATCGTGGCATTACTCGCAGGGAAGATTAATCATGACGTTCACTGAGGTTTTTGG